ACCGGCGCACTCAAGTACGCTCTGCTCACAGGGTTCCTGATCCCAACAGGCGATGACCCAGAGGCAGACGGCAAGACGGATGACGAGATCATTGCTGCTAAGGCTAAGGATCTCTTCAACGGGGTGGTTCAGCAGCCGACCAAGAAGAAGGCTGATGTAGTGGAAGAGGAGTTTGCATTCTGATGGCAAGACTAGACATCTGGCTGAGCGACAAGAAGACGCCAGTCAACAAGGTATCCAAGAACGGTAACAACTATCTCGAAGTGTACGGCACCATGCAGACGGCAGCGTACGAGGAGTGGGCAGACAGCGACCGCGCTAATGCCGCACCTGATCGGTACGCTTACGTGACGCTGCGGTTCTTTGACTCTGAGGCAGAGGACCATGTCGGCAAGGTGTATGAGTGGGCTGTCTCGCAGGAGAAGGACCCGCGTCCGAACGTGCACGTAGTAGGCAAGCTCAACGAGGACCGCGAGTACAACGGCAAGATGTACTACACCATGCTGGTGTCTGACATCTCACCGTTGCGCTATGGTCCACTACGGGGCAAGAAGAATGCGTAGGCGAGAGCTTTCCATGAAGATCGTAGACAGCATCGAGGCGTGGAAAGCTGACGGCTTTGACGATTGCATCGTCGGAGTTGGTCAGCAGTTCACCGAAGGTGGCCAGGTCTTCATCTTCATCTACAGCAAGAAGGCGATCATCGAGAGCATCGCCAATGACATCGTCGAAGAGATTGGCAACCGCGTCAACACGTCGGATGAAGAGCGAGCTGTGCTTGCTGGGTCAGCCTACGATGACGCAGTTGAGTTCTTCGACTACAACATCGCCGGTGCGTACATCGGGCGTGGCATGCCTGTGTTCTTGGAGGACACGTACGACAACATGGTGAGGGAGGTCCTAGGTGAGTGATGCCTCACGTAGGGGTAGACTCAACCGCTCGAGGGGTAATGCCTTCGAGCGGGAGGTCGCCAAGAAGTTTGGCGGCAAGCGAGTCGGGCAGTACGGTGGGCCTGAGGACGTAGCGGCAGGACAGTTCAACATCCAGGCTAAGTGTGGCCAGATGTTTAGCGAGAAGTACTGGCGCTGGTTGCAGGCGGTGCCACGCAAGGCGGATCAGGTTCCGCTCCTCGTAGTCGGTGATGCCCCTGGTTCAGGGGCTAAGCGGAGGGTAGTAGTTATCATTGAGGAGACTGACTTCCTCAATATGATTGGAGGCGACGATGCAGAGACCACGGAAGAAACTGAATAGCTTTGACCTGGCAGTGTCCTGGGCAAAGATCTTTGAGCTTATTCGCAACCGGCTCAAGGAGTTGGAGGTACCAGATGCCGACAACATCGCAGCGGCTGCGGCAAACATTCTAGCTAAGGAGGGCGCCAATGGCGACAACACCTGATGACAAACAAGAAAGCGATAACGGATATCAGAAAGTACTACGAACGGCGAAAGCAGCAGTCCATGGAGTTGGGGAAAGAAGCCTACTCATTGCGGCGGCAGCGGGACTTGCAGTCGGACTTGATCACCCTGCGCAAGCAGCAAGCCTTGCAATCCTCATCTATGTCGTCACCAAGCGGTAGGGTACCGGAGGCATTCAGCCACTACTTCAGGGACCTGTTCTCTGAGGCACACGGCATCATGGTTCTACGCCAGGCATCGTATGGTCCTGTCAACGTAGAGAACCTGGGCCCGGTTGGCGTATTCTCCCGCATGGCAATGGACAAGGTAGGGCGTATCTCTAACGCGCTCAATGGGAAGATCGTCAACGGTCAGCTCATTGTCGATGAGGACTGGTACGGTCCAGAGGTACACGATGCGCTCATCGATACGATCAACTACGCTGCCATCCTCATTGCCCTTGGGCAGGAGAAGTGGAGCCAGGTATCACGGGAGGTAGACGATGTCGCTTCCGGAGATTGAAGTAATGCCCGTCTTGATCAACGGCAAGAGGGCTGCATCCATCACCGTCATCTACGATAATGGTGGATGGAAGGCACACGTTGCGCACCATGACAAGAGCACCCCATTGGCTTCTGTCTTGGCCGAAGGTACTGACTTACTTGGTCCGGAGTCAGCTCGTCAGATAGCATTGGAGCTAGCGGAGAAGTGGCGTGACCAAGAGACAAGATCAGGACGCATCTGACTTCTTTAAGGAGGATGCCAAGCGTATGGGTATTGGCATCCGCGAGTATTGCCGCAGGTTTGGCATTGAGTATGAGTCACTGGGTGGCCTCGAGAAAAAGGAACCCTTGACAAAGCACGAGCACATGGACTACCGTACTTGTGACGTATGCAGGATGAACTCCATCCTCAACGGTCGAAGTACGGAGGACATAGATGATTAGCTCACTACTCTTAACAGTGGCGCTGGCCTTTCAAACTACGGGAGTTCAGACTGGCTACGCCACATGGTATGGCGATACCACACCGGGCGGTCCTAAGGGCTGTCACGGTGGGTATCGCAATACCTGTAGCCCCTACGTTCCGGTCTCTGAGGGCGGACGTGGGGGCGAACTCGTTATGTACGCAGCTGTGCCCGGGTTTAAGTTCCGAGACAAGCCGTACCAGGTGAAGGTATGCCGGGTCAAGTACCCGGAGCGCTGCGTCATCGTGACGGTACGCGACTGCCTCTGCAGCAAGAAGACAAAGAATATGATAGACTTGTCTCCGGCGGCATTCATGCGACTGTCAACGTTGGGGACAGGCAGGGTGCTAGTAACCATGGAGGCTTACTATGTACGATACGGAGGACGCTGACATCGGGGTGGGCGAGTGCCCCATCTGCGGCAAGTACCGCAAGCAGATCGACGCGGGGACGATGAAGCCCTGCTACATGTGGGATAGAGTTAAGGAGGCGGACGATGAGCAAGAGGGATAAGTACTTTAGGGAGAGGACAAGGATCGGCAAGCTCGAGGCAGCTGCCATCAGGTTCGCCCTTACGCTTGGTCACGATCCCAAGCTGGTAGCCGATAGCCGGCAGGCCACGTCAGTTGGATGCCACAGCTGTGACGCATGGGGCTGCGTTGAGATTGAGAGCAAGATAGAGATAGCGCACGGCGATATCTTTGAGGAGACATGCGGCACGACAGTACTAGACAAGGAGGTAATCTATGCATCAAACCCCGCACTCTATTGAGGCAGAGCGATCACTGCTAGGGTCGATCCTCATCGACCAGGCGGTGCTCTCTGACTTCGAGCTAAACCCGGACGACTTCTACGAACCACGCCATGTAAAGATTGCGCGTGCCATCGTAGACGTACACACGTCCGGTGCTGCAGTCGACATCGTCACGGTATCGGATGCGCTAGCTGGCAAGTCCGTGCCCATGCTGTACCTAGCTGAGCTATCAGACTCAGTGCCTACGTCCATCCATGCCAAGAGCTACTACGACATTGTCGAGCGCATGGCTGTGTTGCGTGGGCTGGTGAAGGCTGGCACTGAGATTGTTGAGAGCGCATACAAGATGCCGGAAGACCCAGCTACTGCCATCGACGAGGCGGAGAAGATCCTGTTCAGCATCGGCAACAAGCGCCGTGCTGCCAGGTGGAACGACGCACTCGACCTGATGAACATGACGAAGGGGCGAGTCAAGTCCATCGTCATCGACGGGCTACGCCCAGGCGTACGCTCCGGCATCAGCCAGATCGATGCCATCACTGGGGGCTGGCAGAAGTCAGACCTAGTCATCCTTGCTGCTCGCCCAAGCGTGGGCAAGACGGCACTCGCTACTAGCATGGCGCTATCTGCTGCCATCTCAGGCAAGAAGGTAGCCATCTTCTCCATCGAGATGAGCGCTGAGCAGGTAGGCGCACGCATCCTATCGTCAGCGTCAGGTATTCCGCTTGCTGCTATCCGCAATGGCGGCATCGATCTGGTGCAGATGAGCGAGCTAGAGGAGTGGGCCGATACAGTCGGCAAGCTTGGCATCTACGTCGACGACTCGCCAACTGCTAGCCCATCTGTGATGCGGTCTAAGTGCCGCAAGATTGCAGCTGAGCGTGGCATTGACCTGATCATCGTCGACTACCTGCAGCTCATGGTCCCTGACCGCAGCGGCAAGGATCAGAACAGGGTCAACGAGGTAGCCGACATCAGCCGCGCACTCAAGGGCATCGCTCGTGAGCTGGACGTGCCGATCATTGCGCTGTCCCAGCTCAGCCGCATGAGTGAGTACCGTGATACCGGCGAGCCCCGGCTATCCGACTTGCGTGACTCCGGTGCAATCGAGCAGGACGCAGACATGGTGCTCATGCTCTGGCGCAAGGAACAACCCGACTTCACCAAGCAGTCTGAGGTGGTCAGCTGCAAGATTGCCAAGCACCGCAATGGTCCGACCGGTGTGTGCGATCTCGAGTTCGTCAAGTCGACCGCAAGCTTTAGGGGGTGACATGTCAGTAACTAAACCGTTGCAACTTTCCATCGACTGCGGATGCTTCGACCTTTGCGACCACGCAGTAGAGAGTATCTCCAAGCTTATACAGGATGCCTTCGACGCAGGCTATGACGAGGGCTGGACAGAATCATTGGCTGGCCTACGCCGGATGATGATTAACGAAGGGGTACCAGGGGCAGAAGATTTAATCGTGCCGCCCCCGCCAGGTAAGAAGGCAGGCGCAGCGATAACAGAGCGCGGCTCGAAGAAGAAGGAGTACTCCAACTAGCTTCGCCATCGTCAGGTCTGTGGCGTTCGGTGTTCCTCTAAAATAAAAAAAGTGCCATGGCAGATGGGAAGGAATCATCTGCCATGGCGTATCTATTTTAGCCGTAGACTATCTCACCGAATAGTCCCAGCTGTACTACTGCGTCAGCTCCATCTGCATCCACATGGAACTCATTGTCGTTGATGATCTGATACATGTGAGGATACTTCTCGATGAGCAACTTGACACCAGCTCTAATCTTAGCTGGTGTTAGCTGCTCATCTTTGAAATCATCGTCTTCTGTATCTGATAGAACTACTAGTACTTGGTCTGGTTCAAGAGGATGAACGATGTCATTCTCCCAGTCATCGTACAAGTACTGCCACTTGTACTCGTCTGCGATAGCCCAGTATCCAATGCCACCTTCGAGTGCTGTGGTGTAGATGCTGACTACCTCTTTATCGCTTAGCTCTATGTCTAGTATCTTCATGATACCTCCTATCTAACTTGCAGCAACCTGCCTCCTTCGTTGCACTCATCATCTGCTGAGATGATGTAGTGCATCTCTAGCCCATCCTCTCGCTGAAATACCAGTACCGGGAATGGGTTGCTGAAGATCGGTTGACCATCCATGTCTTCTCGATCTATATATCCACGTACTACCTTGCATCCAATGAGAGGATCGATCATCTCTTTCGTGATGTATGCTACCTCTGCATCTACATGCTTATCCTGCGCTTCCTTTTCAGCCTGTCGCATTGCATCAAAGTTTACCATCTTCTTCCTCCTCTAAGAAGCAGTCGTGGCCGTATGTCCACTCTTGCGACTGCTCTTCATCGAACATATCAAATACCCTATTGCAGTTAGGGCAAATGATTATTGTTGCAATAGCTACATCTCTACTATTAATCATCTGACTTTACTCCTTTCTCTGCCTGGTGCTCAGCTTCAGCTAGCTTCTTCTCTGCCCACTCGATAGCTGGCAGTACTTCGTTCTTATAGAACGCAGCATATCCGTCTGGGTATACATACCCACCGACTCCATCTAGAGTTTCAGTGCTAGTGCATCCGCACTCTTTGCACTTGTTCTCTAGATAGATATCGAATCGGAATACCTCACCTCTTAACGCAGCATCAAAGTTTCTTACTCTGTCGCTAAGGAACTGTTCATACTCGTGAGGCAAGATGTTCCACTCAGTTGCATCATCGCGTGTGATGCATGCGAATCCACATTGGCCGCTATCCCATGGGTCATTGTATCCGCCAAGGCTAACGCTGACACCGCTGTGTGCCAGCATGAACAGTGGCTGGTAGTACACGATAGTGTCTGACTTGAGCGCAGCATCGAACTCATCCATGCTGTCGCAAGTCTCGTCTACTTGTAGGTACCTTCCGGTACCTCTAGATGCAATGATCCAGAAGTCTTTCTCTACCTCATAGTCTGTGTCCATATGGGTTTCCCAATGGATACCTGACTCTGTTACTCCACCTTCAATAGCTGTGCTCATAGTCCCTCCTGTGCGTCATGAATATAATGTTTGGCAATCTGATACCAATCTACCATCGGCAGGTAACCAATGAAGATCGCGTCTGATGCTGGGCCATGCAGTTCGTTTCGGTCAATGTGTCCGAAGAAAATCTCTTCTGTATAATCTTCAAGCCACTTAGCCAATGCATACTTAGCTTGATCTGTATCTACCTTCTCATCGTCTGTCGCATCTTCAAGTTCCTTTAGTGCTTGTTCATAGATGGCATCGCCCATGCCGTCCACTTCTCCAATCCATAGTGCTGTGTTCCATGTTTCCCAGTTAGTCCATCCATTGTATGACCTGTCGCACATAACTACTCCTTCCGTAGCGTGTGCCGGATGGGTGGTGAACCACACCTCTAACCCATCCGGCTGCACCCTACTTATCTATTACTTGACACCCTTTGATGCCAAGAACTTCTTGTCCTTCAACTTCTTGCTAAAGGTGATGTGGATCTCTGCTACTGTGGCTTCATACAAATCGGCAGTGTCTGCGCGCTCAGTAAAGTCACAGCCTGGCTTCTGAGTTCGCCACTCACGCAGCAATCCTTCATCGCTCAGAACTGTATTGAATCCATGGTAACCATCCCATGCATCATTGATCTCTGTGACCTTAATGTCAAGAGATGTAGCAATATTCAGTGCCTTGATATTCCCAGAGACACTGTTGCTATAACTATTACCCTTGGCAACACGCTTGGCTAGTTCAGGCAATGATGCTTGCATGATCAAGCCAATGATAGATGCGCTTGGTACTTCGATGCTAACCTGCTGGTTGAACTCAACTGGAAGTTCCTTAAGCTTTGGTGCACCGCACTCGTTAGTCTTCTTAACCATTTGAAACCTCCTTCTTAACTGTCTTATAACCATACTGGTTGTTCTCATAGAAAGACTCTAGATCGTAGGCTTCATCCCACACTAGCTGTCCGTCTACTGATTTAAGCAACAGCTCAATGAATGAAACAAAGTTGCCGTACTTGTACCTGCTCTCAACTTGATTGCCATCAATAAGGTTCTCAAGTCGGTCGAGATACAATGCACGCACCTTGTCGATGTACTTCAGATGCCGAATAGCACTGTCTACATCATGCTTGCTATAGCCAATGATGCCATCGAGCATATCAATAGCTGACGATACATACTCGATTGCCTGATCCGCATTGCGAACTGCATCACGTGCATTGTCAGCTGCTTGGTCAGCATCCCATGATGCAGACTCAAGGTTGCTTTGAGCAGACTCTAGCGTGTCTTTAAGATCGTTAATGTCAGCCATTAGCTGCCTCCTCACATTGCTTGCAGCACCACGACACATACAATGATGTGCTTGGTGATGCTGATTCCTTGAGCTTCTTGACTTCACTTACAACTTTGTCAATGTTACCATTGATATAAGTTGAGAAGTGACTGTCAGGAACCTCAGTAAATGTCACGACTTCGATCATTGCACGGTGATCATCACCGCTGCAACTCACGTCGTCTGGTTCAAATACCATATCGTTTACCATAATCACTCCTTTAGTTATTTGTATTCATGATACGTTCTAGTTCATCCATCACCTCCTTCTTATTTAGGTCTGATACTGTGCGATTGCTAGTAAGATCTGGGTCTTCTGGGAATGGAGCTTCCATCTCTGTAGCTAGCTCATAGCCTAGCATGTATACCAGCTTGCTAAGCAAATCAAAGTATTGTTCGAGTGCTTGATAGGTAGCATCAACTGCTTCCTCTTCAGTTGCACCTAGCGCTACCATCTCTTCCTCACTTTTGGTAAATACTTCAGGAAATGCATCGCGGAATCGTACTCGGTCAGCTTGGAATGATTTAAGCATATAAAATCCTGAGATCAGGATATTAAGTGCATCATTTGCATCCCCCTTACTGAACCCATAATGTAGGTCTACTGTGACCCTATTGCTACTTGCGTCCATAACGCCTCCTTGCTGGCTATATTCTTCGGGGGGCAGACCAGCGCCGCCTCCACGAAGAGAGCAGGGAGGAGATATCAACTTGCCATCGTCAGGCTGCCATCCCCGCTCTCTATTGCTATAAAATGAGGGGCTGCGCTTGGCTTCACCTGCCTTGCGCAGCCCCTCATTGTTACTCGTACTTACCTCCATCACTCCAATGTGATGGGGCATTGTCATTGTACCTAGTATGCCTGTAATACTCTAGCCTATCTTGTTCCGTCCATTCATTCTCTGCAATCCATACCTTGCGCAGGTCTACATTGCGCTTGCGAGTGTATCGAACTAGTTCATTGTACGATTCTTCGATGTCTACACATAAGCCGCATGCTCCATACCATTCTTCTCCGCATAGTTCATGATGCATGCAATCGTATGGTTCGCAGCATGTACTCTTTCGAGTAGCTAGCATTGTGTACTCTATAGCCTTGCGAACTGCGTTGTTAAACACATGCTTACTTGGCATATATCCTCCTAGTTCCAGATGCTAAATGCTTTATCGGCTAGGATCATGAGCGTTAAGCCCATGACCGTGCCAATAATGGATGCAATGATAGTCCATAGGAATGCTGCAAAATCCATTATCGTACCTCCTTTCCGCCCACATACCATAGGGCAATGATAGTTGCAACTATGCCTGCTAGTGCACCTGATAGAAAGTGGAACTCACCGAATGTTACGCACATAATAGTCCTCATTCAGTCTATTGATGCGACTGCGCTCAGCTGCTGCTGACGCTCGGCGCTCAATCTCATAGGATAGTAGGCGCTTGGGCGCCCACTTGATCTGTTCACCCCTGTAATAGGTGTCTATATGTACAATACATAGCCTCTTATTACCCTTGACTGTACGGATACCATCATAGGTACATAGCCGCTTACCTTCCATTGCTTGGCAGATCATTGCTCCTCCTTCTTCTTACGCTTGATCTTCTCGAATGTTACCGGATACCCTGCCATGTAATCGTTGAACTTATCAAGGTACTTTTCATACTCAGCTCCTGCTTCATCTATACATTCCTTTGAGCAGAAGCCTTGCATTCCCATTACGCTAGGCTGATCACACCATGGGCAGTTCACTTGTCATCTCCTTTTCAACTATGCTTGACCCTAACCTATTAGGGGGGCAGACCGAACGGCCTACCGCAAGAGAGCAGGGAGAGGGGGTAATACACTGTCTCTCGTCCATACCCCTCAGCCCCTGCCTTATCACAATATCCACATTGTTACTGTGCATGCTATCGTATCCTTCCATTGTATATAAAATGCCATCGTCAGGTTACCAGAATAGCCGTGCCCTGAAAAAGAGATGGAGGAGGATGACCGTAGCCATCCCCCTCCGTTGCGTGCTCGGCTGCCGCTTACTTGTCGGCTGCCGCTACCTCCACTACGCGTGGCTTAGTCCAGCGTCCGTCGCTCATGCGCTCGCTTGTGGCGAAGATGGTGACCTTCGTCCACTGCGCTGCTGCGAGTGCTGCCGCTGCATCACCGCGTGCGATGACTGGGTAGAAGTGCACCTTGCCCTCGTCGTTCACCTCTTCAATGACGACCTGAGCATAGGTGACATTACCACCCTTGTCGTAGGTGATGTCTGCCGTGTCCAGTGCGCCAGTGCGTGGCGCTGCGCTTGGGTGATCGTGCTCGCCTTGCACGATACCCGTGATTTTGGTTAGAGCCATCGGGCTCCTCCTTCCTGCGCGACTGACGCCGCGCTCTTCGGGGGGCAGTACATCCGCCCCCTCAACAAGGCGAGCCCCGCTCTACCCCCCGTGCTGCCAGCGTATACTGTGTTCCGCTGCTCGCTTCGGGGGGCAGACCCGCAGACTGCCCGATTTTGGAGACGGGGTCTCCCTCGGGCTTTTCTGCGGTATAGCCCGTTTGGTGGGGTTACCCAACCTCCGGACTGGACATACCCATCTGATAAGAAACCTTAATGTTGGTAAACCCTTGACATGATTGGATATAAATAGAGGGTGATAGATATACCCTCTAATACGGTTTTACAGATATATAGAGAGTCTTACCCTCTTAGAGGGTGCAAACGAAAGGCAACATGGCAAAGATTCCAGATCCAAAGGAGATCCAGGCCCAGATCGACCGCCTCGTCAACAAGACAGTTGACCAGCAGGTGGAAGGTAAGGCTGCTCCGGCTGCGCCCAAAGCAGGTGCGGCCAAGGATCCGTTTGCCGGAATGAAGAAAGAGACCCCTAGGGCAGAGGCCCCGACCCCTACACCCCCAGCTGCTGCCGCCCCCTCCGCTCCGGCAGCTGGGGGTACTTCTGCTCCCGCAGCCCCAGCCAAGCCAGCGCCGTACCAGACCTACATCGAGTACGAGTACGTAGGCGAACCAGACCCAGACTCCGCCTCCTCGATGCCGTCGGAGGAGATGAACTACACCGCCGGACAAAGAACAGCGAGTGGCAAGCTTGCCATTGCGCCAGCCGTCAGAGGCGACAAGCGCTCCAACATTGAGAAGGTCATCGCTGGAGAGCGCACCTCGACCAGCCGCCAGTACGCACCCAAGAAGGGCGTAGTCCCTGGCGCTAACCTTCTCCTTACCGTCCGCGGCAAGCCAGCTGCGGTCGTCCGCATTACCGCGGTCTACAAGATCATGGGCTCGACCCAGGATGGGTTCGCCGTCCTACAGGATCTCGCCACTGGCACAGAGGTCAAGAAGCCGATTGAGCGCCTTGCTGCCTCAGAGGGCTACGACGCAGCCGAATACGCCAAGACAATCTACAACACCAAGATCACACCAGGCGAGGCAGTCGCCGCCGAATACGATGCAGACCTCAACGCCAAGGCCCAGGCAGGCATCGATGCCGCTCAGGGCGCCCCAGCCGAAGCCCCAGTTAGCCGAGCAACAAGCATCGGTATGGCACCGGGGGATGTTCCGGTACCTCCTATGGGGGAAACTACGCCCTCCGTGGCTCCTACACCCCTCCCAGAGGCTTCTATTCCACCGGCCCAGACCCCCGAAACGCAAGTAACGGCGACGACCCCCACAGATGCCACCGTAGCTCAGGGGACAGAGCAGGGGACTTCTAAGCCTTTGGCCGCAGGTTCGAATCCTGCCGGTGGCGCCAGCAGCGCGTTCGCATCCATGACGGCAACACCAGAACAAATCAAAGCAACGGCGGCGCCCGCCGACGGCGACTTCGGTATTGAGGGCGAGACACAGCCGTACACACTGCCAGAAACTGACGGCAGATACGTGGGCATCATCGGTACCGCAGGGCGGCGAGGGGATGGGGCACGACTAACAGAAGGCGACTACCGATTCCTTGTCAGGTACATCGGCGGGGCGGTCAAGCCAAACGACGTCCTAATCTCCGGCGGCGCAGCGTGGGCTGACCACGTAGCCGTCCAGTTGTTCCTTGACGGCAAGGTAGGTGGCCTCGTGCTGCACCTTCCGGCAGAGCTCATCGTCGGGCCAGACGGGAAGCTAACGTTTAGGAACGGTGGCTTTGGTACCGCAGGCAGCACCGCAAACTACTACCACTCACTATTCGACAAGGCCCTTAAGGTCGAGTCCGGGTTCTCGCTAAAGCAGATCCAGGAAGCCATTGACCGTGGCGCTGTAGTAACGTTTGGTGATGGCACGCAGGGCAATGAGGGGATGAAAGAACGCAACAGCCTTGTTGCACGCGACGCACGCGACTTCCTGGTGGCCATGACGTTTGATCCGAACATGAAGACCCAGACCCCCAGGGACGGCGGCACAGCAGACACCTGGCGCAAGCACCGTAAGGGACACCCAGAAGCCAAGCGTAGATTGGTAGACATCCGCGCTCAGAATCCAGACCCATCAGAAGGTGAGCGACTACGTGCGTTCGACTCAAGGAAGGGCCAGTATGCGCTAGGCCGAGCAGAAACTGAACAGACTGCGGACATGCTGAACACGATGGCCAAGGCTGAGGGTGAGAAGGGATCGCTTCTGGACAAGGCAGCTCAGAATATTAGAGAACTTGCCATAACGGAGAGCACAGCGCAGGGGTATAACCTGCAGCAGGCGCTTAAGGCAATGCAAGCTGAGGAGGCAAAGGTCCTTACCAGGGCTAGTAGGATTGCATTCCTGCCAACAGACAAGCTTGTTTCAGCCGCTCTCGTTATTGCGATGCTTGACGCACAGGCCCCAGTGAGCGAAGAAATCTATACTATGATCGACGAAGGGTTCCTACCGAACGTCGGCATGCTTAAACGAGCGCAAGGGCGCGAAATCGACGTGCAAGCTGCAATCCGATTCATGCGCGACCGCCTTCTGACTAAGACAGTTGAGCTTGGAAAGGGTGAGAATGACGTCCTGATCACCAGAATCCTTGAAAATGCTGGTGTTCCGCTGAGCGCATTTGCCAAGACCGGCGCAGATGCCCCAGCATACACATACCCTGGTGCCGATGCGCAGGCTGCAGAGGTCAAAATCAAGCGTGTGAACAACGACCTGAAGCGCGTACTGGCCAGGATCCAGAAGAATGCCGCAGATCTTGGTCCGCTGATGAGCCACCCAGAAGTGGCGAAGCGTTTGTACCTTGTTACCAGCCTGCTTTCTGGCATCGAGCAGGACATTGACTCAGAGTTTGCTGGAGAGGCCCTGCCATCCAGGCTTAGAACCGACAGATACTCCGGACTTCCTTACCTGCGCGCACTCGAGCAGATTGATCCTATCTTCGAATACATCCGAATGCGTGCCGACATCGATCCTAGCGAGGTCCTTCCGTCTGATCCTAACGACAGAGACCCATACAAGATTGCAGAGGCTGTGCTCGCAGCAGGTGCTCAGCCACCTCAGTCTCGCGGAAAGCGCGGTAGATACGTTTATGACGAGGCCCAGCTCCACGCTACCTACAAAGCCGGCACTCCATATCGCCGGTATGCGTTTGACCTAAACGGAGAGGTGCACCCTCAGTACATGACGCTAGACGAGCTCGGCTTGGTGACCGATAAGTTCGATGGATTTGAGAATCCATACGCTGGCCTAGCCTCAGTCAACGAGTTAGTGACAGGCAGAACCAACACAAGCAGGGCTACAATCGGCATGCACATCAGCGCCGACTCTAGCGCACGAGTGGAGTGGGTATCTCGTATTCCTAAGAAGGAAGTTGAGGTCTTGCGAGCCATCAAGAAGCTCCTTGCCGACAAGCATCCGGCATATATCACCCCAGGAACACCTGACGAGGTAGCAATCGTACCTGGTGCGTTCATTCAATACACAAGATATGCCTCACTTGTAGACGATGTTGCAGATTCGACGTACAACAATGTATCGAATGCCCTTGGCAAAGTCTACCTTGTGGACGTTACCGGCAAGGGAGAGTACCAGGTCACCATTGATGGTGTCACGTACTACATCGGCAAGGGCATGTACGCCTTTAAGGATGGCGACGAGACCGGCCTTAAGCTCGCACAAAAGGTATCAGAGCTTGAAGTCGACGATGTACCAAACTCACGTGTAAGCAAGCCGTTTAAGCTTGGTGATAAAGCTCAATACCCACAGCTTACTGGCCTAGGTAAGTTCTTTAGAATCGATATCGACCCTGTCGTGCACATGACCTTTGCGCACAACGACCATACGCTGCTCAGCGAGAGAGATGCAGCCCGATTTGGCGAGTCATTTGACCCAGATCAGCAGATCAATGAGCCACTTAAGCCAGCAAAGGGCGGTAAGTTCCAGGGAATGTACCTGATCAGCCCTGAATACACTCGAGAGCCAGGATTTATCTACAAGACAGTACAGGAGCCGTACCTCCAGTCGTTAACTAACGAAGACGGAACACCAATGCTCAGCCCCGAAACAGGAAAGCCTGTCACAATTCGGTTGTTTAGGACTGTCGTGGTTGGCGAACGAGTAAGAATGGCGCCAGGTGTCGAAGACTTTGCAGACTACACAGACAACAGCCCAACCAACATCGAGTTTGACGAAGGTCTACGGTTTGTCATCGGCAACGACATTCAGATTGGTAGAACCCTGGATGGCGTCGACCTCATCGAGGACAACTACGACGATGTTGTAGCTACGGAGATCCGCCAACAGCAGCCTGTGTTCTTGCAGGGCGCAGAACGCCGTGCAAGAGACCGCCAGGAGCGCATCGAGCAGGGCCTTGACCCAGTTGATGATAGTATGTCTGAGTCTGACAAGGCGTATAGAAACTTCACTGAGGCCGGCGAGAGAGTAGACCACTTCGGTAGAGATTACTCGTTTGCTGACCACGAAGAGTACAACAGCGACTCACCGTTTGCCCCGTCAGTGGCAGAGGCACGTTCTACAGAGCGAATGGCTGCGTTGATGCCTGGGGGGGGCGGTGTCGCCCCGGACGAAGCCGACGTAAGAGCCATGCCTGAGTTCACAATGGAAGACTTCATGAGTCCGGAGGGGCTTACCCCAGAGAGCCAGAAGATTCTAGATCAACTCGTAGCCGATTACTTCTACATCCTACGCGTGCGAGCCCGTGACGTTTCCCAAATGGTACCTAACCCCAACTTTGTTGAGCGAGAAGGCCAGATTGGTTGGCGTGCCCTCAGGGGCGTCGTCAAGCTTAGGGGAGAGATGCTTAGGGATCTGGGATATAGAAGGGCGCTTGCTCTGCACAGGTACCAAACCCGTGAGCCTGCCATCCTAAACTCTGTACTATTTGACATCTTTGCAGTAACCGGCGACAGGGTTGACGTAGCAAACGAGGTAACCAAGCAAGTCTACACTGATATTGAGGTAGAAGACAACTTTGTTTCTACCAGGAAGGGTAGGCTATCATTCAGGGATACGCCTATTGTTGACGATTCCGACGCTCTAGCAAGGGAGTTTGCCTTTAGCGTAGCACGACGAATGCTACGCGAGCGAACGCCTAATGTCTACGAGACCAGCACCGAATCAATGGTTGCACGTGAAGAGTCAGCAGAGGAGCGTGCTATTGAGGCGGAAAGAGGCGGCGGATCGGCGGAGGCGGTCACAGACTACAATAGCGAGCTTGCACAAATCGCTGCAGAAGCAAACTTGGCTGAAGGCAAGGCCAAACCATATCCATATACCGGAGTGGAGGTTGGAGAATCTCTGGAGCACACCCTTGGAGATGGCAGGAAGGTCTCCGGGTCGACCGAAGAGGGCAGAGACCTGGTTAAGGCCATCATGGATCAGGAGAGAAGCAACAACCAACTAGATGCAAAGTTTAATAAAGCGATGGAATCCTTTACAGAGGAACAGAAAAAGAAAGCTTCTGCAAAGAAGAAGTCGCTAGACGAAGCCGGACAAAAGAGGCTTAATAACCTTATCAGCGCGCTTGAGAAAGTAGAAGAAGAAGCTGCTATTAAAGCCCTGCGTAGCAGGATTAAGGCCAAGGAAGCGCCTGCACCACAGCCTGTCGAGGCCACAGTGGCCAAGCAGCCTACACCGCGAGTTAACCGCGTGCTTGATCCTATGAGCGTCGACGAGCGCAGGGCATTTGCGTACAGGGCGTGGGCACTCTACTCTGAGCACGTTGCAGCAGACGGAGACGGAGACGCTTTCGTGAGGACTATCAATCGTGCACTTGCTGCCGCTACAACGGTGAAGGGCAAAGAGAATAAGTTCAACCAAGTCCTCAACTTTGTATTTGACAACAACGGTATAGTCATGGTGCCAGACGTTTATTTCACTGACGTCAATGGCAATAAGACCTACCCAGAGCCTAAGGTAAAGAACCCACAATACAACTCAGCTGCTAGAAGAACTAGCGCATTTGACGCCACATTCACCGTCGAGGAGATGGAGAAGTTTGTGTCAGAACTGTCAACAATGAGAACGAGCAGGTTGGCTGGTGGCCTGCGACAAATCATCAGATACGCCAAGACGCATAATAAGGCCGCAGGCAAGAAGAAACAGCTAAGATTCTACCTAACGATTGACCGCGAAACCGGCATGCCAAAGTTCTCGCTGTCAGTATCCCCAACGCGGCCAGGCCAGAAGTTCGTACCTACACCTTATGCTCCGGGGGGAACCGACAGAGAGGGCAAGGTTAAGGCCGGTGGCGAGGCGTTTGACGACCCATTTGCCACCATGCAAGGCGATGCAAACAGACTCCAGTTCCTGACTGCTGACGACATTGAGGCTGTTCTACGAAGCGCCGGAGCCGACTCAGCAATCAAGGTAGTCCGCAAGGAATCTGAAATCCTATCGCAGGCTGAGGGAGTTGCTAGCGCGGAAGACCTTGCCAGAGCTCAGCCATATGATCTTGTGTTCACCGAAGGATTCGACGCTGACGAAATCTCCGGGAGCCTGTTTGACGAGCTACCGGACCACGTCAAGGGAGACGACAGGTCTAAGGTTATGAAGATCATTCTTGACGCAGCAGTACGGGCAAGGTTCTTCCAGATCATGAAGACAGATCTAGACCAGCAAGGTATCGACAGCAGCTTCATCACTGAGGACGACCTTGACCCAAGCGCGTTCAAGAAAGTGGAAACCCCAGATGGATCGAAGTATGTGCTGAAGCCAAGACTTGAGCAAGATGGCACGTTTGCTGGCCCATTCTCCAGAAGAGGTAAGGGCCCAGTTAGAACACTCAAGCTTCAAGATATTGATGGAGACGACAGGACTTCTCGAGCACTTAAGGCCGTGCTTGAGCGAATCAAGCAGGGCGGAACGTACGCTGAGCAGCTAGACATGGACGAGGCAGCACGACAAGCCGCTAACGTCCTGGATTTCCGCAACAAGGCTCTTGGCCTTGATAGGGACTCTGCACGTCCAGCCAGCACAGAACCGATCGACATGGTGTCGAATAACGTTCTCGGACCATCAAGCAAGCTCCCAAGATTCTCACCTGGCGCAAAGGCTGGTATTGCTGGCGGTACGATTGCCGGCACTCTTGCGGCCTACCTGCAGTTCGGCGCTGACGAGCAGGCCAAGGAGATTGCCCTTGCCTCACTACCAAGCCAGGTTGCATTCGAAGCTCTTGGCGCAGTGCCTAAGGTCGGCGGTCCTGTAGCAGCTGCTACGGGCCTGGGCGTGGCATATGCGACTGGCGGGGACATGCTTCGGGCGCTTGCTGGCATTACAGGCTCCGTAGTCGGCGGTATCGCAGGCACTGGTGCCGGTCTCTTCACTGGACCTGGTGCGTTCGTAAGCGGCCTTGCAGGCAGCACGGCTGGGTACATGATTGCAGACAACCTGTACTCAGCGGTCACTGGCAAGTCACCAGCCAGCCAGGTACCAAACAACATTGCAAGATCTAACTCGCTCATGGAGCAGAGGATGAGAACCCCGGGCGTGAGGGACTTCATGCCAGAGGCACCTATGCCTGTAGTTAATAGGGATATAGCTGCACTAGAGAGGATGGGCGGATAATGTACAACACGCAAGAGCTACAGGCATATGTTAACAGGTGCCTTCCGGTCTTTGGCCTTGCCAACTGGAAGGTAGACGTATCTCGGCACCCAACTGAGGAAGACAACTGGGCGGATATCGAGGTCTCAGACAACCTGTGGAACGCCACCCTGCGCGTATCTAGCGATTTCTGGACTCTCGACGCTGAGGAGAAGCGCCGGATCGTAGCCCACGAGCTGCTCCACGTCCACTATGCTGGGCCAGAGCGTGCAGTAGAGTCCCTGTCCGGCGTGCTTGGGACTGAGGCTTATGCCCTACTCTCGGCCATCTTCGAGAAGGAGATCGAGCGCTCTGCCGACGCCCTGTCCTCTGTAGTGGCTAGATTGCTACCTCCGGTAGATGTGCACAGCTCTTGACAAGCCTGGATATATATAGAGAGTATTAAGGAGTCTTAATGGCACGATTCAAGTTCGGACGGCCAATCTCACTGCGGTGGAACGGGCTCCTCGTTGAGGGCCCGGCAGAGACCGTGTTCGAGATTCCTGACGAATACTACGAGGAGTTTAACGAGGACATCGGCCCCGTAGAGCCAACCCTGGTGTGGCTAGACTCGGACGAGGGGGCTACCCTTAGAGGCCGTGTAACAGCCCTTGAGGGGTCAACCGGGGTATCGCTAAGCAATGGGACGCCTGCTGCGCTTGGCACCGCAGCCCCTGGATCTGGCGCAACAGCTTCTCGATTTGACCACGTTCACCCGACCACAGGTCTGTCTCTCTCAAGCCACAACCACAGTGGCACCTATGACCCAGCCGGTACAGCTGCGTCAGCAGTGGCGTCCCACGTCGCGGCAGCAGATCCACACCCAACCTATCTAACTTCTACAGAGGGTAACGCAGCATACTCCGCCACAGGCCACACGCACACATCGTTTGCAAATAACCTGCAGATCAATAAGGCCGACTCTAAGCTGCAGCTTCTGAACACCACATCTGGATCTGGAGCCGAAGACGGCATGTACCTGCTTATGGCAGATACCGATGTTGGATATTTGTGGAACGCAGAGACCAACGGTGCTCTTGTGCTTGGCACAGGTGGCGCAGAACGAGCGCGCATTACTCCTGCTGGTAAGTTTGGTATCGGAACCAACTCACCATCCCATCAACTTGAGGTAGTTGGTCCAGCAAGCGTAACAGTTGGAGTTAGTGCTGGCGGGGCGGGATTTGCTGAACTAGAACTTGTTGGGCAAGCAGGCAAAAACTACATTACCTCTGACGACACGTTGTCATTTGATATTGGCGGAACAGAACGGGCAACTATTGCTACGACTGGTCTTAACGTAACATCTGGAACACTCTCACAGGGTGGCACAGCAGTAAGCCTTTCTGGACACGCTCACTCAGGAGTGTATGATCCGGCAGGGACAGCAGCATCAGCAATCTCGGCGCACGAAGCAGCTGCAGACCCACACCCAACCTACCTAACATCCACTGAGGGAAACGCAGCATACGCGACAACTGGCCACAGCCACTCGTATGTTACCTCTGCTACCGGGACGACCAACCAGGTCAACGTCAGTTCCAGCACCGGAGCTGTGACATTCAGCCTACCGCAGAGTATTGCCACTAGCAGCAGCCCTACGTTTACAAACCTTACCACAACTGGATACCTTACCAGCGCAAATCCATACGACTCTGGTAACTCAACCTCATCAGTTGCTGTATCGTCTGTTGGAACTACCCCATTGAATACAACGATCAGCGCGACGGTTAGCCCATCCTTTGTCGGGCAGAAGTTCCTTGTTGCATATTTTGGGTCATCAGCAACAAACACTTCAACAGTTCAATACCTAATCCATAGCATTACTGACACTGGAGGAAACTCTTTAGCACAATTCAGAAACTTCTCAAACGGCAGCGGCGTGACATTCACAAACGGATTCTTTGGGCAGGCGGTCTGGGTTGCCGACGCACTAGGGTCTAAAACATTCCAAGGTCGCGTACGAATGCAGAGCTCCACAGGAGTTACGGTGACCATCTACTCATACGGTATGTTCTTCATCCCATTCCCATAAGGAAAATATGATCTACAATATTATTGCAATCTGCAGAAACGAAACTTGCGAGGTCAACGGCGTTGAAAGCCGCTTTGAAAGCGAAGACCCGTCAAGCGTTAAAGTCATTTGCGGCCCATGCCAAGTTATCATTACTGATATTTCTGTAAGCGAAGCATAGATGAAACTGCTTAGTAAATGCGCAGTATGCTCAAGCCCACTCGTAGACGTGATCAACCGAAAGATGACCGAAGGGATGTCAGACGTAAAGATCAGCGAATGGCTGAAGGCCGAGAACTCGTATATCAGTCGCATCACCCTAGGAAATCACAAGCGCCATCACCTTACCGACGAGCACATGAATGCTCGTAAGGAAGTAGCCAAGAAGGTGCAGCAGGCAGTAAAGATTGAGGCTACAAACAGCGACTTGGCCAAGCTTGTAAGCGGATACGTCTTCAAGATGGTTGAAAACGGGGATCTGACTCCGACACTGTCGGAGGGACTCCGGGCCCAGGAAATGCTGGACCGAAGAAAGGAAAAGAACGCAGATCGAGGTCTCGCAGTCGCAATGGCTGGGATTCTCGGGGGCGGATCATATACTCTGATCGCAGAGGAGGTAGACAATGAACAAGGAACTTAAGGCTGTACTGGCGTCCTGGGGGCGCTCGTTCCTAGCCGCAGTAGTCGCCCAGCTGATCGTGCTTGGGGACGGCGTTCTTGACCTTAACCGTGACGGCATTCGCTCGCTCGCGGCTGCGGGCCTTGCAGCTGTTCTCCCAGTAATCCTTCGCTGGCTTAATCCGGACGATGTTGCGTTCGGGAACAAAGGAGAATAACTATGGCGCCACCAAAGAAGGTAAACAGAAGCGTTGAAGGGTCAACTAAGGTCGAAAGCCGCGGCAACACAGGCAAGAGCACTCCTGGCAAGCGCTATTCCAGCGGAGCCCCCGCACGCGGGACCGAAGCTCGCAAGGACATGCTTGCCGATATGCAGCGACTTGTTAATTATGTAAAGACCGGCAAGTTCAAGAACTGGAAAGAGAAGAAGAAGATCTGGGCGCAGATCGACAACTATCGAGTAGCACTTGGAACCCTCAAGGAAGACAAGCGCAAGTCGAAGAGCAACGCCACCGGCGTAAGCACTTATGCCGACGGTACAATCAAGGTGAGGAAGGAAGCCGGATTTGATCGAGACTCCGGTCGTGGCGGTGGCCGCAAGTCCTCGCAGATGGCCGATGGCGGCGGTAAGCCTACTAAGCCGAAGGGCAAGCCAGGCAGTCCTAAGCCGCGTCCAGTATACGTACAGGCTGGGCAGGCGTTCGACTACATGCCGTTTGACGGCGCTCATCCAGAGAAGTCAAAGCGAACTGCAGCCCAGGTTTACAAGGATAAGATTGTAATGCCAGCTGAGAAGGCCAAGCAAGGAGAGTCCCGAAAGGACTACATCCTGCGCAAGACTAAGGAAGGACTCGCCAAGGGCGGGACGCGTGGTCGATAATGTTGGGGAAGAAGAAGGCTCCAAAGAGCCAGCCAAACCCGAAGCCAGATCGCTCAAAGATTACCTACAAGGTTAAGGAGAAGAGAGCTCCTGGGATTCCAGCTAGCTCAGCTCCTTATCGATATCGTACAGTTAAAACATCAAGGGGGCGATAATGCCAGGAAAGAAGATGCCAGCGTTCCTCATGGATATGTATGCCAAGAAGGGCGCTAAGGGAAAGGCCAAGCCTAAGGGCAAGGCAGCAAAGGGAAAGAAGCTTCCTAAGGGCGGCAAGAATCTCTTTGGCACTAACAAGGCCGGACAGCGTACTGTAGCCCAGCGTGGCTAAGACCCCAGCCTGGACCCGCAAGGAAGGTAAGAACCCTGCCGGCGGGCTGAATGCTAAGGGGCGTGCTTCCTACAAAGGTGGCACGCTCAAGGCGCCAGTTAAGTCTGGCGACAATCCGCGTCGAGCGTCGTTCCTGGCCCGCATGGGTAACATGCCTGGGCCGGAGCGAGACTCGAAGGGACGACCGACGCGTCTCCTGCTCTCTCTTCAAGCGTGGGGGGCTAGCAGCAAAGCAGATGCCAGGGCTAAGGCCAAGGCAATCAGCGCTCGAAACAAAGGAGCAAATCGTGCCAGCTAAAAAGGGCCTTTACTACAACATCAACGCCAAGAAAAAGCGCATTGCCGCTGGATCTGGCGAGAAGATGCGTAAGCCAGGATCGAAGGGCGCACCTACAGCCAAGGCGTTTAAGGAGTCCGCAAAGACAGCTAGGCGCAGAACCGCTTGAACATTAATGCTGAGATTGCCCAAGATCTCGCCAGAGGTCGAACCGACATCGGTTTCTTTGCCTCTCGCTGGCTAGGTGTCAATCTCAATCCGGGCCAGTTGGCCTGGTTAGAAGGTATGGTTGCCCGTGATGAGACAGGGTTCAGGCCTAAATACCTGACCACTGTGTGCAGCGCTGGTAACCGGGCCGGTAAGACTTTGGGGATGGCGGTTGGAGTCCTGCACTCTGCCACCTACAAGCTGGGACTTCGTCCCCCGACCGCTGGGTCCATTGAGGATGCCGAACGTTGGACTACCGAGCCTTACGAATGGTATCACATTGGTATCCAGCAGGAAACTGCCGAGTTGGTGCATAGGGAACTATCGATGCTTCTTCAAGGAAGCCATCCGGCCCAACGCGGCAGGGGATGCCCAATCGTGAAAGAGATCGGTCCAGTATATAACTTAGAGAAGAAGTACCGCGGTGAGTACCTGTGGATCAAGGTTGACCCCATCTTCGGCGGGGCAAACATCCACTTCCGCACCACTCAGGACAAGGCCAAAGCTCTCCTGGGCAAGGACATGAATGGCATCTCGTTCGACGAGGCAGCCTTCGAGCCACATCTTCTCATGATCTACCAAGAGGTTTTGAACCTCCGACGGCTCTCGACGGGTGGACAGCTGCACTTCATTGGCACACCGACTGAGGGCATCAACGACTACGCAGACCTGTGGGAGCTGGGAAACCCAATCAACCCAGACCGCGATGACCAGTTCATGAGCTTCCGGCTCTCGACTAGGGACAACGTAGGGTTCGGTCTCGACGCCGCAACGTTCGACTCAATCGTACGCCAGCAGGCAGAGTACTTGGTACCGCAGAACATTGACGGTTACTTCATCGAGGCTAGAGATGCGTACTTCAACTCAGACATGATCGACAAGTGCTTTGTGGACTTCGAAGAGGAGATTGCTCCGACCAAGGGCCGCAGGTACTCCCAGGGCGTAGACCCTGGCATTTCATCCGACGCGACGTGGGCAATCACGATTGACTACACGGAGCGCGACATGATGGTAGGTGTCCGGTGCCGACGCAAGGTTGGCAAGCAGACAATCCCATCGGTGGTGAACATGGTGCGAGAGGGGCACCTGCTCTACAACCAGGATGGGGCTGCATGCACCAGTACCATTGACTCAACTGGCTTCGGTGGAAAGCTTTTCCGACAGGAGTTCAGCATCATCAAGCCGCTGAGGGACTATGACTTTGGTGGCACGAGAGCCAAGAAGCTGGAGCTTCTGGCAGATCTCAAGGCCGTGATTGATCGGCAACAGCTCAAGCTCCCACGCAAGGGTGCTTGGATGGAGCTCCGGCGCCAGCTGCTGGGCTACAAGCTAGATGACAAGAAGCTGGAGACTGATGCCGTAATGGCACTGGCGCTGTCGGTGAGGCACGCGACCAGAAACCCTTCGAACCCGGTGACGAAGCCTGTGTTCAGCTATTTTGGGGAGATTGCAAATGCCTAAAGACAAACTAAAGATTTCGTCTGGGTCGTTTGTTGACGGGAAGGAAGTTCCTTCCATGATTACAACCGATCCTAACGTCGTCACTCCGGGTAACATCCAGGGTATCAAGAAAGCTATCGAAACAGCCCGCAAGGAGATCCGCGGCCAGAAGACTACAGCAGTTGCTGCACCTGGCACGCCAATCAAGACAGAAGCAACGCCAGCTGCTACGAAAGGTCGCAAGGCACGCGCACTCCCCAGCGCTGTTGCTAATGGTCGCACGAAGAAGGCTGGCTCAGGACGCACAATCAATGACGCCATCATCTCCGGCGGCAAGATGCGCGTTGCCAAGATCAATCCAAAGTTCGACCGACTGCAGGCTCTCACCGCCGAGCAGAAAAAGGGCATGTCCCTGGAGCGCCAGCGCCTCAACCAGCTTGGCGAGGTGGCTGAGGAGAACGAAGATTACTTGCTCGCTCTCGAGGCGATGAACCGAAAGCAACTCGTCGAGCCTGAACAGAACCGCATGCGTGCAATCTACCGACGCTACGACCACTACTTCCATCCAAACACCTTTACCCTTGGTGGCGCAGACCACTGGGCAGAAGACCCAAGCGCACGGCTCTCAGGCCGCTCGCACGTGTCGGTCAACCTGCACGCTTCCTACGTCCAGATCCCAGCTTCACTGCAGGCTGTAACCCCTGTCATTAACTACGTACCAACGGGCCCTACCGAAGGCGAGCGAAACCAGGCTTCACGCAGAGAGCGTCTCATGTACGCTTGGTGGGATGCCAATGACATGGACCTAAAGCTCGAAGAGGCAGCTCTTCTCAAGGCCCTGTACGGTAACACAGCTGCCAAGATCTTCTGGGATCCGATCAAGAAGATGCCACGCATCCAGATCGTCGACACCCCAGAGAACCTCTACGTTGGCTACGGAAGCTCTGACTACACTCGTGTAGACTGGGCTCTTTACAGCTACGGTCAATCCCCTCAGGCTGTACTTGAGGACTACGGCGTTGACGTTATCCCGGTACGAGATGGCAACCAGTGGTTCCCATATACCTCGTCCAGCACGCATGACGACCCAATCGCCAGCATCTACCTGAACAGCTACCACCGCGATCCGATCCGCTACCAGACGGCGTACGACCAGATGAAGATCGAGATCATGGACTACTGGTACAAGCACCCTACTACCCCAGGAAAGCCACCGCTCGTGTGCAACGCTATCATCGTCGGCAACACCGTCGTGAAGCGCACTGAGCACCCTGAGCTTGAGGGTATTATCCCTTACATCATGCTTCGGAACAGCATGATCCCAGGCAGCCCATACGGCAAGCCTGAGCTGTACGACATCGAGCAGCTCCTACGGGAGAAGGACGAGAAGATCACGGCGCAAGCCCAGATGATCCACTCCGTCGTTGGCGGTCAGATGTGGCAGCTCACTGGCGCTGAGGCTCCCGATGAGGTACCGGCCAACGCCATTCCAAAGCCAAACCAGGTCGCTACCCCTGGGGCCGGTAACCGCATTGAATCCATCAACCCATTCATTCCTCAGTTCCAAGTAGAGGATTACAACAAGCGTATCGACCGTGAACTTGCAGTCGCCTCTGGCTTGAACGATCTTCTACTTGGACTTGCTCCATCTAGCGTACTTGGATCGAGCCGTGCGATTGCGCAGCTCATGGCCAACTACGAAGCTCGTATCTCCCCGAAGCGCAAGCTCCTCTACAGCTGGATCCAGCAGGTATGGGAAGTATGCGCACGCGTGTGGGAGAACAAGGATAAGGCAGTTGCCAACGTCATCGATGGCGAATATTCCATCATGCTGACGCCTCCAGAGCTGACACCACGAGACACCATCGAGCTCGCTCAGACCGCCATTAACCTGGTGCAAAACCGACTCTGGTCGGCAGAGCGTGCGATGGATCGCATGGGCGTAAGCGACCCAGAGGGCGAAAAGGACCTGATCCGCGACGAGCAGACAGACGCCACGCTCAACCCAGCTGCGGTACAGACGATGGGTGCGCTCATCCAGATGTTCTCGCAGATGCAGCAGCAGGCTCCTGAGGCAGCTCAGCAGCAGGCAGAGGCAGGGCAGGCAAGCGCCATGGAGGCTATGGCCAGCATGAATCCACCGCAGGGTGGCATGCCAATGCTGAACGCTCCAACCGATGGCGCCGTTCCGCCACAAGAAGCCCTTCCTCAGAACGCGCAAGAGGGCGGGGCAGATCTAATGTCAATGCTTCAATCAATGCAGGGAGGTAATGAATAATGGCCCGACGTGGTAGCTTCGGCAGATCAGGCACAACGCAGAACCTTTCTGTACTCGTGTACCAGCTGGTCAAGGAGCAGATGAGCACAGAGCTTACGAACATCCTTAACGCCTACGAGACCAATATGAAGGATGGTAGATACACCACCCAGTTCAATGGTCAGAACGTAGACGGCGAGTACGTCATGACGTACATGTCTCAGATGCTTGCTGGGTTCCCACCCGGATCAACTGAGTACGAGACCCTTAACTCGCAGCTGTCAACATTCCGCTCACGGTACCAGCGCGATGTCCAGAACCTTGTTATTGACTCTATGAATAACGGAACCCAGATTGACTTCGGCCTTCTCGGGCCAGCGTTCTCCAATAAGGGGATTGCAGAGGTAGAGCTTTCCGACGTCCGTAACTGGGCAGATGGTGAGATCGCTTCCTTGCTCGAGAACGGTGATAGCGCCCAGGCGGACAAGATCAAGGGCGCAGTCTTCGTTGCCGGGTTTAACGTTGAGAACGATGGCAAGGTTGCCGCTGTCAACAATGAGTCTATGACCAGAGGGCAGTACAACAACTGGCTGAAGGGTCAGCTGCAAAGTGCTCTCGACGCTGGCTATACAAAGGACAGCGAGGCATATCGTGGCATCCTCAAGCTACAGGCTGAGGCCGCGAAGCAGGCCAAAGTTGAGGGTGAAGGTAAGGCTGCAGAGTCAGTTACCAAGCAGTTCAACTCCATTAAAACTGCTTTGAACGATAAGGCCAGAGACATGTTCCAGGCATACGCTGATGCCAACGGTATCAACATGGATGAGATCAACGCGCTCATCGGCCAGGCTAAGGGCGACTTTGTTTACTACGAAACGATGCAGACTCTTGCTGGCCAGATTGGCAAGGGTGGGGAGTACGATGGATTCTACGGCGACGTAACAAGATTTGCTGGAGACCAGCTACTCTCAGAGTTCAACGCCCTGGTTGTAGGTAGCCAGGCTGAGCTCATTGACCTTAGAGAGAACGGCTTAGGCGGTCTTTCCGAGGAAGATAGGGTTAGAATCAAGGGTGACCTTGACGGTGAGATTGCCACTGGTAGAGCATACGTTTCACAAAGCGGCATACCATTTAGCGCCGGTGGGAGCCTGAGCGCACTTGATTCTTTGTATACTGGCCTAAGCTCTGCTGGCGTGTACTTTAGAAATGATGGGTCAACAAAGGTTGGGCAAGGCGGTCATCCTGAAGCTGTGTTTGACGTCATGAAGCAGTTCGGTGATCAGCTTAAAGATGTTGAGGGGTATGCTCTTCTAAAGTCTCTTGCACAAGGCAACATCCCAGTAACTCTAATCGAAGGATCTAGCGAGCTGATCCAAGATAACAACCCGCCAGACGGCGTGATTGGCGCAGCAGAATGGAAAACAGCTTTCGAGAATGGCCTTTCACGAGACACGTTTGCTGAGATTGAGGAAGCTGCCTCGACAAAGGCCGCTACACTTGTAATGCCATCTGTTGGTGGATCGGCAACGATATCACCAAAGAGTTTGGTATCGATTGTTCTCGGTGCCCACATGAGCAGCCACCTTCTTGCGACTGGTGGTCAGGTTGTGATGAACTCAACTGGCATGGTCTCAATCACCGACAACGCAGCGCCTGGCGGCCCTCTTGCACGCCCTGCCCTCATCAAGGTAGGTGGCAAGACATATGGCGGTATCAGCGAGCCTATGACCATTAGCCAAGTCACCGAAGGGTCTCAAGTCGCGTCAGACTGGGCGACAACAAATACTAACATGACAATTAATGTTTACAGAACTGGCGGCCCTGGCGACAAGAACGCAGGGATTTACGTTAGCATTGTTGGAGGTCTAGAGGGCCCGAACGGCAAGGCACCAAATGGCATTATCATTCCTTACGACAAGTTCAAGCGTTGGATGCGCGATGTCGGAGGTATCGATATTGACGATAGAACCTTCATGGTACCTAACTCGCAAGAGCCAGCCATGATTAGGGTTGCGTCTACCGATAGAATGACGGCAGAGGGCATCGACATCAACAAGGCCCTTGCAGGCATCACTAACCCAGACAGCGAGTACTTCATTGGTAGATCCACCACTGGCAAGGGAGCAGGCATCATGCAGCTCACCGAGGCTGGCGTTACCGGCCTGCAGGATCCTGGGTTTATTACTGATCCAGCCAACGTCAAGGGCGCTATCGACGAGGCGTTCAAGAATCCATCGGACATTCTCGCTAAGGCCACTGCGTATGCAGCTGCAAGAGGCGAGCAGGTAAGCCAGAAGGACTTGATCAAGGCCGTTTATGCCAGCATCCCTGGTATTCCTACGACGTACAACATGGACCTTCAGGCTGAGCAGTTCGGGAAGTACGGCGACGTCGGTACGAGAATTCAGAATCTATTCCCCAACATCAAGACTGGAGCGATCACCCCTCAGATCCCAGCTGGTGTGGGAACCGTCCCTGGCACAACGGCTCCAGCTCCAGCTATCCCAAGTGGTCCAGTGCCTGAATGGCGCCAGCCTCAAGTCGGGCCAAACAGTGGGCGCAGGCCTGAGATCCCAACCAGCACGGGGCCTGGACCTTCGATTCCGAATATGGGTGGAGGCTCTGGCAAGAAGGACGACGGCGGTCCATTCGGGTTCCTTGGGGAAGTGTTCCGGAATATCCCAAATATTTTCGGAGCTCCAAAGGTCGGCACTACAAAGCCAGCCGAAACGAAGCCTGTTACCGCCAAGCCGAAGGAGACCAAGCCGGTATCGTACTCGCTTACTCCTAGAAATAGACCGCCTGGAACCGGGGGTGCCGTTTAATGCCACTGTACTACGATGATCCGCCACGAAGACTACCTGGTACTGAGGTAAGTACCAGGGATCTTCGGATTAATCTTGACATTGGCGGAGACCAGAAGGTAAAGGATCTGCGACCAGACGAGCAGCTGTTCGCTGCAATGGGTGGCGCGGTAACCGATACAATCAAGACTGGTATCTCCATTGGCAGCAAGCTGCCTATCCTTCCTGAAGCGGTAAAGCTGGTTGCCGATAGCCCAGTTGGCTGGGTGGTTGGCAGGGGGCTTGAAGCCTTGCAGCTTGCGTCTAACGTCGTAAGCACTGGTGGGGCGTTCGTGCGCAAGGCAGTTACCCGCAAGGAAGATCTTCCAGCAGACATCCAAAGAATGATTAACTCCGGCGCTGACGAGATGGACATTCTTGCTTACATGGTCAAGACGCAGCGGGCATGGAGCGACTCTCCAGAGGCCAACCTAGTATTCAGCCTCCTTACAGATCCACTTACGTACACCCCTGCCGTGCTAGGCAAGGTTGGTATGCTTAAGCCCATTGTTGGCGTAGGCACCGGAGTTGCAGGCGGCGTAGCTGGCGGAGTTACAGCTGGACTCATGGGGCTTGGCCCTATCGGCGCAGTTGGCGGCGGTATTATCGGTGGCGTTGTCGGCGCAAGAAAAGCTAGCCAGATTGCTGGACGTGCTATTGAGCGCGCAGGAAAGCTACAGAGAGTTGAGCAGAGGGCAGCCCTAGCTGAAAAAGCAATAGTTCCAGCCGCAGCCCGCGAGGCTGTTGAGGTTATTCCCGCCTCTATTGAGAAAGTACCTGAAGCTGTAAGTTTCCTAAAGACAGTATTCAAGAAACTTAAGACAGCTGAAGGTAAAGCAGACGCGGCAAAGCCTGGATTCATTGATCAGGTCTATGTGGATTCGATTATGGCCCAGATCACTAGGGCTGTACTTAGGACTGGCTCCGGTTATTCGGATGAGGTTAAAGAAGCAGTTATTTTCTTTTCCGGCGACAAGAACGCCGTAAATGCAGCTGAAGACGCCGCCAGAAAAGCCTTCGATGCCGGGAAGATTACGGCGGAAGAAAGGGTCCGAAGAGTCAAGGAAGCAACAGACGAGGCAGCAAAGCATCAAGCTGTACTGGACGCAGAGTTTGGGCCTATTAGGGAGCAGATCCGTAAGGCCATCGACGACGCACTTGTAACGCCAGAAGTTCCACAGGTTGTACCGAAGTCCCCTTCGTCATTTGGCAAGGAATCGGAGATCGCAGCATTTGGCGGTCCACTTACTTCTTCAGAAAAACTTGCCATTGCTCTTAGCAAGCCAAGAGGCATGAACCTTAGCGAGAGACTCGCTGTTGGGCGACAGGCCACTCAGGCTATTGCCAAGGCAGAGAAAGTTCTTGAGGGCGCAACAGACCCAGGGATTATCCAGGCGCAGAAGAAGATTATCTCTAACGCACAAGAGGCGATGAAGGACATCAACGCCATTGACGAAGGGATTATCTACGGAACATACAACGCACTTAGAGCGATGACTGAGGGCGCAAGCGGGCCGATGAAGTACCTAGCCTCTGCCTTCACTGTACCTGCCCACATGCTTATGCAGAGAGAACTAGGTGGAGTTAGACTAAATGAGCGCGTTGCTCGGTACGGCGCCGGCATCTTCGGAGACGGCATAACCTCTGCGTTCAACGAGCTTGTAGGTAGAGCTATTGCCAACTTCGGCATGATTGGCATGCAGAACGTCTTCCTTGGTAAGAACACATTCAGAGCAGCTAACGTAGCTGAGCGCATTGCCAAGGCATATTTCGACGCCAAGCAGGACCTCCGTATCCTTAGCGGCTCCGGAGCAGATGTTAAGTTCACGCCACAAGAAATCATTGAGCAGATGCGCACGAACGTTTCTGCTGCGGCTGCTCAGGGCGGAGACGCTGGAATCGTTGGCATGTTTGACGCAACAAACCTTGAAGAGCTCACAAGGCGCATCGAGTTCCTATCCAGCGTAGACCAGCAGGCTGCCGCGCTAACTCCTGGACGAGGTACCATTCCGCAGATTAAGGCTCTTGCCAACTACATCGAAAGCGAAATGAACATCGGTGACATCCAGGCTATTAGACGTGCCAATCCGGATGCCCCTGCTGGCCAGATGTTTGAGAAGACGTTTGTGTCCCAGATTAAGGAGTCAGGAGTAGAAGCATTCCACCAAGCCGGCGTTGATCAAATCAAGAACCAGATGGTCAAGCTTACATTTGAGGTTCGCAACAAGCAAGTTGCTAGGGCCATGTTCGAACAGCACGCCAAGTCGGCCACCATTGCCCTTGGGCAGAAGTGGGACGAGGTCGCAGATGCATGGCGAAGGACGTTCGAAGAGAGATTTGGCAAGTTCTACGATGAGCGCGGTCTTCCAAAAAGTGAGAAGGCTATCGACGAAGCGGCAGAAGAGATGCTGTTTGTTCAGTCAATCGGCTACTCTGGTGCAAGCGAAGTCACCGGAACTGTTAACAGACTCTTCGATAGAGTACAAGCAGCTGACCCAACGTTGATTGCAGAGATCGGGCAAGAGTCATTTGAGCAGCTACAGAACATCTTTGCAGAGATTGGCGGTAAGGTAAACGTAGTATCCAAGTACCATCTGTTTAGCGACACGGCCACAGCGCTGCGTCATGCCTACATGCTCATTGAGAAGTCAACTCCAGAAGCTACTTCAAGGTATGCAGACGATGAGGCCCGACTTGTAACGGTAAACATTGATGATAACGTTAGCTCCAGTGTAGCCCGTAGGGCGGGCTCTTACAGCGACGTAGCCACGATCAAGCGACAGCTTAAAAAGATGGCTAGCAATCCTAAGGCGCCAAGAGGATACGTTAAGATCCTCAACAAACTCATTGATGGGCTTGACAATACAGGCAACCTTGACGATGTACGCGCCATGTGGGCTAAGACCGCGGCTGATGAGCTCGACGACGTTAGGGCTTTCGGCGGCACCAAGAACCACAAGGAGATCTACGAGTTCCTGCGCGAGGCTATTGACCAGGGTCTTACCTCTAAGAAGCTTTCAGATCGGCAGATCGCCAGACTGTCGACAGCGCTCCGCATTATCGGTTACGATGCAGACTTCATTGCAGGTCTCAACAACGGTGCCTACAGGGTTGCCCTTGCGCCAACCAACAACATGATCTACAAGCCTTCCTTCCTAGAGACAGCTGCTGCGCAAGGCGGCAGGAGAACAGGCATGTTCTCCAACAAGATTGTCCCGTTCATCGACAACACCAGCGAAAGCGTAATCAAGGTGTCAAAGAGAATGGTGAAAAACCCAGAGTACAAGTCCACATTCCTTCAGGAGTTTGGCACAAAGATGTTTAGCGACATCCCCCAGAAGTACATTACAGCGTCTATTAGACGGAGAATGGCTTCGTACCTAGCTCGCGGCGGCCTTGGCGAAGAGGCCGTAGATGCAGTACTCGACGATCTTGTTCAGAGAGGTATCGCAAACGGCGTGTCCGCAAGAGGGCTCGAGACAACTGAACATTACACAGCGTTCAAGAATGCTATCGATAGGGTTGGCGGAGTCGGTGCTTATGAGACTTTTGTCCAGTCATACATGCGCAATACTATTGACGGGGCAACCAAGTTCGACCCAACCAAGGCAGTAATGTACGCCTTCCGTGGCGACAAGAGCACCATCGGTCTTACGCAGTACGCGACCGGTGGAGCAAAAGTATGGATGCCAACTATTGCAGGGTTTACAGATAAGCTCTACCCGACCCTTAAGTTTAAGATGAACCCAATCTACTTTATTCAGGAGTGGCTTGAGAGCCCTACCCTGAACGCCGCTCGAGGTGTCGACGTTGATACCTTAGCAAGCATCAGCCGCGATGGAGCTATTTCCAACGTGAGCGCTGGCCAGTTAAGGAACCTCAGCGATGTCGGACCGGAGACTCAGAACTATCTAGACAACGTCAACTTCCTAGCCGTGTTCCGCAACGACGCTATTGCCCAGGCAACCACTGGTCGATACGATGACGTAGTCGCGGCGACTGGCCTGTGGCAGAATATCAAAACTGGTCGGTCACTCGGCAAGCTTGCTCAGAAGAAGGAGAAGTACCGAGACGCATTGGCACTCGACCTTACTGCAAAGACGTTCTCTGAGACGCTAAGAAACAGAGACTTCAACACTTGGTCAGCCCTAGCTGCACACTACGGCACGACCGACGCCCGCGCAATCTTTACTAACTATGTGAACTACAGGCTTAGACTTGGCGACACGAAGCGTGTGCTCTCCGACATCGAAGCATCCAGGCCAGCAGGTGTTGGCTTCAACCGCATCCCTGACCCAGAAGGTAACGTCCGGTTTGCCGCTAAGGTAGAACTAATCACTGGCAACAGCAGACTCCCTGAAGAGTTGGCCGGCCAGTTTGGCGGGCAGAACCTTGGCCCAGAGGAACTCTTTGAATACTACGTCCAGAACCCACACATCTGGAGAGCAGAGCTGGACAAGCACATGATCTCCCTGCAGGACGCTGGCTACGACATGACTGAGATCCTACCTGTTGCTGAGACCCTTCGCAAGAGGATCATCAGGCTGGAGGATGCCATTAAGGAGCAGGGCTACGTTCCAGAAGATATGCGTAGCTTCCTACCCACCGCCGGCCTTGCCGATGCGTCTGACAAGCTGGGAGAGATGCTTAGTAGGCTTGACATCCAGAGCATTGAGCTGATCCACAAGCAGTCTGCTCTTAGGACCTTGGCCAGTGCGTCTGGCATGATCAACCCCGAGGCTATGACCGACCTTGGCGACATGGTAGTACAGACCTTGCTAGTCGGCAAGGGATTCTCGACCGAGGCGCAGAACGTTATCGACGCTGTGAACAGATCGATTGACGCTGCCAAGAACAGTGGCGCCGACATGGTAGCGGAGGGTCGTGCGTTCTCTGAGGCTGTAAGCGACGCAATGCGCAAAGAGATTGCAGCTGATCCGAGCCTGATCAAGGTGTTCCAAGAGAACAGTCTGGAGATCATCTCCAACCGCAGCGCAGAAGAGACCGTGTACAATGCGTTCCAGTACGCATACACCAAGGCTCTCGAGCAGGCAAACAAGACGACATACTACGCGTCTCAACGCTCGTTCTTCGAGAGGACCATCAACCACCCAATGCTTGGATTCTACCCATACAGCTACATGTTCAAGAAGATCCTGCCCGAGTTTATCCAGCTGCTCTTCAAGGGTGGCTTTGGTGTTAAGGCCCCAGGCGCTGGATACTCCGCATACATGAATGTCCGTGACTACGTAGAGGCCCAAATTGAGGAAGATCCATCGTTCCGTCGAGCACTAGAGGCAAAGGCAGATCTGATGTATATGACAACGATGCTTTTCCCAGGCGTTCCATGGGATCTGTCGGTTGTGCCGTCTCCTATTCTAAGAAACGTCTACAAGAGAATCATGACGGACAAAGACATTACTCTTCAGAACATCCTCATTGACGACACCATCAGTAAGTTCTCTGACTTCGGCCCATTCACCTCGATCCCTATGGCACTTGAAGGTGGGCTGCAAGCATTTGAAGATGATAGCCCGAAGCCTATCAGACGGGTTCCGTCTGCATTCCCTTCGAGCTTGGATTAAAAGGAGGTCAAAGTGACCGACGAAGTCGTGCTGAACGACCAGGACCAGTCGCAGGTAGAGCCTGCCACTGACCAGGATAACGACATCACCACTTGGAAGAAGCGTCTCGCTGGTAAGGACCAGGCTCTGACGGCTACCAAGAAGCAGCTGGATGAGATCAAGGCTGAATACGAAAAGGTTCAGACTTGGAAGCTCCAGATGGAAGAGGCAAGTCTCACAGAGTTTGAACGTGCGCAGCGACGCATCGCCACTTTGGAGAACGAACTTAAGGCTACTCGGGAGTCCGAGAAGCGTGAGCGACTAGCCAAGGAATATCCAACCTACGCTTCGTGGGTTTCGAAGGTGGATGCTCTCTCCGATGAGGAGCGTGCAGCTGAGTTCGAGGCACTCATGAAGACGGGCGGAACTCCTAAGCAGGAGTTCACAGATCCAAACAAGCCGGCGAAGGCAGCGCCTTCGACCGGAAAGAAGCGCTCCTCTGAGGACATTGTCAAGGACATCGCTGCCCTTGGTAATCCTTGGGGAGAGTAAATAAGGAGTAAATAATGGCAACGAATACGCGTGCAGTTATTGACGGTAACTCGTCAAATGCATATTCAGCGCTCATTACGGAGCTCGTTTCGCAGCAGGCTCAGGAGAACCTGCGAGACCGTCTGGTCCATGCGATGCCGGGGAACTACACCTCGGGTCGCTTCCAGAAGGGCAGCAACGAGATCCGTTATGCACGATACCCAGACCTCACCCCGCTTGGCATTGCGGATACCCTTACTGAGGCAGGAGCCCCTGCTGAGTATGACCTCACGGTTACGACCGAGTCGTTCATTCCTAAGCAGTACGGTAAGGTTCTTAAGATTTCAGATCTTGCTCAGCTCGACAGCCCGCATGACCTGATCGCAATCGCTTCGGAGCGCCTCGCACGAGCCGCAACCGAGTCGATGGACCAGATCATCCGCGACGTTCTCAAGCAGGGCACGAATGTTCGCTACGCTGCAGGCCGAGCCGGTCGCTCGACACTTGCAACAACCGACAAGCTGACTGGTCTCGAGATCAAGCAGACTGTTGCGAAGCTTAAGGCAGCAAACGTACCAACGTTCGCTGACGGCTTCTACCGCGCAATCATCCATCCTTCGGTCGAGTTCGACCTTCTGACGGATACAAGCGCGAACGGCTTCCTTGAAGCCACGAAGTACACCAAGTCGCTCGATCTCCTCAATGGGGAAATCGGCGCCTATGCTGGTGTCCGCTTCATGGTTTCTCCTCAGGCTGCGACGTTCACTGGCGGCGTTGGTGGTGCTCTCACCATCCACTCGACGTTCGTGTTCGGGCCTGATGCCTACATCGTAGGCGACAGCCAGACGCTTCAGAGCTACTTCGTGGCTCCGGGCGGCGACCACAGCGATCCAATCGCCCAGGTTGCAACGCTTGGCTTCAAGATGCGCTTCGGCGCGATCCTCCGTGGCGAGGGCACGACCGGCGAGTTCGATGGTAGCAATACCTCGACTGGCCAGCCGCGATACCTCCGCGTGGAGTCGGTTGCTTCGACGCTCTAATCGTAACTAGGGAGTGGGGGTCGGGCTTCGGCCCGGCCCCCGCAACCGCAAGGAGACCTTATGGCTATTACACTATCAGCACTCAGGACTATAGTACGGCGAGACCTGCGTGACTCTGGTGCCACTAAGACATGGAGTGACGACGAAGTCAACGACATGATCAAGTGGGGCGTCCAGGAGGTCTCGCGCATCCGCCCACAGGAGATCTATGAAGAAGTTGCTTACACTGCTCCTGCCGTCGGAGCTTTCTTTACTATCAACACACTTACGCTCGACACTGTTTACCGTGTTGATGCGTATAAGAACAGCAAGCTTATCGCTTCGGTTCCGTTTGCCATCGATGCCCAGGCTACTGGTGGATGGGATTTCCTTAATGGAAAGCTGCACATGCCACCCTATCTCGTCCTGCCTGACGGGTCTACACTGCGGGTGTTTGGATACAAGCACTATACGCAGCCCACGATTGACTCGTCCTCTATCGAGCTCGACGACGATGCTACTAACGCCGTGCGTGCCTGGGTCCAGAAGGAAGCGATGTTCATGCTGATCTCTGACCGCGTCCGATTCCAGCAATGGCAGGTCGCAGCAGGAGCATCAGACACTAACAGCATTCAGTTGGCCCAGCTTTACAGTGCGGCAGAGCGACGCTGGTCTAGCATCTCTAAGGCTGTACGCCGCGTAAGGAAGACACCCTAATGGATCTTAGCGCAGCAGTAACTATCCAGCGTCCAGGGGCTGCGCCCTTGGACATCAATAGCATCCGAGACCCCAATGCGATTGGGTCTTCGCCTGTTTCTGGATACATGATCGAGCAGGTAGACTTCTCGTCTGTACCGATTACTGCGTTCACAGAGGATACCCCGCTAGTGGACGGTGTCGACAGTTACGATGCGTACCTGTCAGCCCGCACGATTAACATTGCACTGTCCGTATACGGCAGCAGCTACGGAGATTTCTGGGACAAGATCACTGCGCTAACCGCAGCTTTGCAAGCACAGCCTAAGGCGGCAGACACCGCAACGTACCCAGCGTTAGCGGCAGACGGACAGCGAAAGCTATCGTTCACGCAGCCTAAGGCTGCTGGCACATACAGCCTTTACATGATGGTCAGGCCAATGGCTTTGCCTAGATTCCTTACGGATGCGGCATCAGCCGCAGGTGATTCAAGCCGTGGCTACTCGGTCCGTTGCACAATCACCCTTATGGCAGAAGACCCATACAAGTACTTCGAGACAGCGTCTACCTTTAGCCGCACTGGCAGTGGGGCCCTGTCCGTTGTCAATAGCGGCACTACAATCGCTTGGCCTACTGTGACATGGAACGTCAATACATCTAGCACTGTGTCCGTTGAGCTAGGTAGCGATAAGGTCGAGCACACGGCGGTATCAGCCAACGTTACTGACACGTTCAAGAACGCTGGGTCGACCAACTCAGCCACCCTAACCAGCTACGAGTTCTTCAGCATCCCGCCGGGAACCTCTTCGGTTACCGTAGTAGGCCAGGCTGGACAGACCGTAAGCATTACTATCAGGGAGGCCATTCTTTAATGGCAGCTAAGAACATTGTGGTAATCCGTAGCCGCAATGCCTACAACGCAGCAGATGAGTTCTGGCAGGGTGCGCCCGTTGCCGTAATCACTGACGCTCGTGACATTGGCGTGCAGCTGTATGCCAACGATGGCGGATCAATGTTCTTCACCTTGCCAGTAGACCACCCAGTCCTTCCGCTCATCGACCCTCTCAACCAGCACTATGTTGTGCAGCGCTGGAATGGTAGCAGCTATGACACTATCCAGTCTGGGTTCATCACAGACTATGACGCTAGCGCCAATGAGGTAGTAATCAGTGGCGTGGACTACATGACCACGCTGAACAAGTACTACACCCCAATCCATGGCCCAGAGCTAGGCGCCAAGGCTATCCCTAATACGGACACCACGGCCATCCTGTCTACCACCCCAAGCGCGATCATCGCAGCAGCAGTGTCCAAGGATCGAGCAAAGGCCTCTGAAGGGTACGCTGTGTCCTCAACTGACTCCACCTATAAAAACGTAGGTAAGATCTCCGCCTACTCTGGCGCAGCGCAGTCATCCACAAACCCAGCAGGTACTAGAGATGCAATCACTGTAGAGTATGAAGAAGTTTCAGGAGTCAAGACTGGGACAGTTATTCTAAGCGGTGCACTGTATATCTGGAGAGACTCTGCTGCCAACAAGTTCCAGGAAGGTGAGACCGGCAAGCTTATCGAGGGTAACTTCTCTATTGGTACCAGCTCTTCTGCTAAGGGTAAGATTGGATTCATCATTAGCTCAAACCCAGGCGGACCACTTGCAAAGGTGGAGTTCGACGTATACATTGCGGTAAGCACCCTCGACATTGGATATACGAGCGGTGGGTATGGTGCGCTAAACTTTAATGTCAAACTTAGACCTGTATCTAACTATGCCTCAGGTACAGAGGACCACACCGGCACAGATCTAAACAGAGTAATGTCAATCCTATCTGAAGGGGTAAGCTACGAGTTCTACATTACACCATATTACTACGGCAACCTGAGCCCATCAGACGCTACCGCAGACTTCGACCAGTACATCTGGGGCCCGACTACCAGAGCGCCTGAGTCCACCTTCACAGCAGGACTACAAACTAATACTATTAGGGATGCTTACGATGACCTGTTCGATCCAGCCGATCCAGCAAACGTACTAGACAGGTCTAAAGACTATCCACCACTCGTGGTAACGCCAGTAGAAGTGCAACACAATATCGGAGACCCGACGCAAACTGTCTATTCTGCAACTCCATTCTCTTCTAGATTCGCTGTCGGTGATCAGGTTGTTGTGTCTGGCGGTGGCTCTGGTAACGGTACGTTTACAATCGTAAGCTTTAGCGCTAACAGGCAGCTTATGTATATTGGTTTTACAGTGGACGATGACTACGTATACTCAACAGCAACTCTAACAAAGAACTTTGACTGCAAACCATTGATTCAGTTTATGTCGATAGAGCATCTAGGGACAAACACAACAACCAAACACCCGTACGTAACAGCAGGTCAAGGCACGGTAGACTTCATGCGTGACTTGGCAGATATCGAAATGGGTTCAAGGAGTACTGGTGAGAAGGTTGTATTTAACTTCTACGGGGTGCCCTCCGCGTCGCCTGACGGTAAGAAGCTGAGTGTACACCACTCTGTCTCGTCAAACCCACAGGCCACCATCATCTACCCTGGGCAAATCCTGGACTACAACGTAACAAACAAGCGCAGCGCCAAGGTCACCTCAGCCAGGGTAATCCCTACCACGGACTTCCTCATCGGCTCAAGCACAGAAGGTTCCGGCGGGGCCAAGACCAAGGGCGCTGTGAAGGTAGCACCTGGGGTCACGAGCTCAAGCCCTGCCTTGCCAACTGTCACAAGCCAGGGCGGATTCCTTTCCGCCGATGCGGCAGGTAACTTTGCACAAGGTATCATCAATGACTTCGGAGAAGACGCTGACACTCAAATGATTAAGGTTTCTTTACGAACAGAGCAGTTCGGCCCTATCGGTGTGTCTGGTACGCCTAAGCTTGGCGAGACTGTTCGCGTGGTTGTTCGCCGTAAGAACGTTACGGTTGGTGGCGACGAGCTGTCCGGTCTGTACAATGTTGGCGGCATGCAGTGGCTAGCTAAGGTCGACGGCACAGAGCGCCTTGCCTTGGATCTAGTCAAGCCCAACAAGTTCAAGGGCGCAGCCATTACCTGGGATCGCAAGCCCAACCCAAAGCCTGAGCCATCGAATGATACTACACGACCGCCGGGCACTCCTCCACCGCCACCGCCAAAGCCACCAACGACACCAACGCCACCAAATCCTGGACCAAGCGGCACTGCTGTTCCAGGAGTACCGCGCTTTAACGGCAGGCCTGAGAGGTTCCAGCTATGACACGAGGGCAGTTCGAGATCTTGCTTTCTAAGCTCGACGAGATTGACGTACGCATCCGCGCCTTGGAGATCGACGCTGCTGGCAGTAAAGCTGTGCGGAAGGCTAGACAAGCGGGAGATCTAGAGGCAAAATGGAAGGCAGGGATCGTGGCGTCCGTTGTGGGCGGGCTCGTAACCCTGGTAGCCAAGGTGTACGACGCCTTGACAAACGGAGGTAAGTAATGGCAAAGGCTAACCTAGTAGATCGCGTGGGCGAACTCAAGGAGCAGGGCCTGTCCTTCTCCAAGATTGGGGAGCTGCTCAACATGAGCAAGGACCAGGTCCAGAAGTTCCATAAGCGCTACGCTGAGGGGATCCCGGAAGATCTCTTGCCAGCGCAGAAGAAGGCTTCGAAGACTCCGCCGTTCGTGGGGATCGACATCGCTTACTTCGACATCGAGACAACGTTCAGCAACTGGCGACGCATGCTGTGCGGTTCGATTGCCGACAGCCTTGGTAACGTCATCACGCTCAGTCACGACACGCACCCTGGCAAGAACTGGCAGGACGACAGCGTGCTGGTGAAGGCATACTGCGAGGAGCTCGACAAGTACGACGTGATCGTCGGCTGGAACTCCAAGCTGTTCGACGTGCCAGTACTCAACTCGCGCATGCTGTACCACGGATTCAAGCCTTACAATCCACGCATGCACCTTGACCTTATGTACAAGGCGACTGGCTCATCCATTGCGATTGGCCGTAAGTCTCTGGACAATGTGTCCAAGTATTTCGGTGTCCAGAACAAGAAGACTCCGCTTGACCCACGCACGTGGGACGATGCGGACCATGGTGACCGTGCTTCCTATGAGAAGATCATCGAGCACTGCGAGGCGGACGTGCTGGTCCTCCGGGATGTGTACGCCAAGCTTAAGCCGATGGTGACCATCCTTCACCGATGACCGAAGATCAGATCCAGGCACACTTCGATAAGACCATTGCCGTGGACTTTGACGACACTATTGTCGTCAGGGTCTTCGGCACTTTGGTTCCTGCCAAGGATTGCATCGAAGCCCTGCAGATACTGAGGGACCAAGGGTACAAGATCATCATCCACTCTGCTCGCTCATGGGAGCACTGGCAAGACAGGATCGAGCGAGAGAATGAGATGACTAACCTGCTTAATAGCTGGGAGATCCCGTACGATGAGGTCTACGCTGGCAAAGGTAAGCCACCAGCCATGGCGTACATCGACGACCGTGGGCTACGGTTCGCGGATAACTGGATGGACATCGCAAGAGTAATCATCGAAAAGGGGAAAGTATGAGTAAGCTAAAGATCGTAACGCAGACAGATAGCATCGAGGGCAAGGGCACTAAGACCTTTGCCGACAACTGGATGGACGATTGCGCGTGGGCTACGCTCGCGTGTGCGGCCAACCACCTCACCGGATCTAAGTTCAAGTCGGCAGACGCAATCAAGTGGGGCGAGAAAGTTGGGCGCAAGGACCGCGATGGTCTTCCTGACCCGACGTCGCTGTACCAGCTCGTAAAGGCTGGGCCACTGGCTGGGTTGAAGGTAACCCGTCCTAAGAACTGGTCGGCAGTGGAGGCCGCAATCGAGAAGGGCGCAGTCATCCTGATCAACGTTGAACAGGCGAAGAACTACCCTGACGTACGTATGAGCAAGTGGCACACCGACCACCAGAAGCGCAAACCAGGTAGTACCTATGGGCACATGACGTGCGCTGTCAAGACGGCAGATGGGTACGAATGGGCTGACCCTACGATGAGTGGCAAGGGCGACGAAGAGTATGCCGTTGTTACTACATGGGCAAACATCAAGCAGATCGCTCGCTCGAAGGGAGACGCCCCTCACACGAGGTGCCTCATCGCAACTAAGAAGTAACGCTTGACATCCCTTGAGGGGTGTACTAAGATCCCCAGTGGACGGACCCACTGGGGGTCTTTTAGTTTATAGGAGGAGCTATGGAAACAATAGCTAAGGCGTTTGACCTAGGGTTAAAAGCCAACCGTAAGGATCGTCCTTCCGGTACGTTCTTCCGTGGCAGCAAGCTTGGCTCGTGCCTGCGACAGCAGTACTACGATGCCACAGGCGAGCCTGTCACTAACCCATTCGAGGATCGGTTGTACCGGATCTTTGAGCAGGGCCACGTCATCGCTGAGACCTTTGAGCGGAACCTCAAAGCATCTGGGCTATTCGACGAGTTTGAGTCTGAGGTACCTGTAGAGATGGAGAAGTACAACTTCTCTGGGAACATCGACCACCTTGTTCGGTGGAAGAATAGAGACCATATGTACGAGAACGGATGGGAAGTTATCGAGATGAAGTCGATGAACTCGAACGGCTTCAAGTACCTTAAGGGACCTAAGCCAGAGCATGCCATTCAGGCTGCTAGTTATGCGCTTGCGTTGGAGTATAACGGCTTCCTCCCCGAGGAGATCTACGATCAGCAGATCGCAGCTCGCGTTGTGTACGTCAGCAAGGATGACTTCCTGATTAGTGAGTATACTATTGACAGGTCCTGGTATGATAAGGCTATGCGGGTCCTCAAGATCGGCAACACGTTTAAGGAGCAAGGACGGATTCCGTTTAGGCTCCCGGTGCCGGAGGGTAAGGATCCCAAGAAGATGTGGCCATGCGGCGGGTGCCAATGGCTGACTAAGTGCAGGGGGTAACATGGCGGATAAGATCAGTCTAGCTACCAAGATCGCCAAGGTCATGGAGGCCGTTGGCTACGTGCAGAAGGGCGGCACGAACAGCGCCCAGGGGTACAAGTTCGTACAGGCATCTGCCGTTGCGGACAAGGTACGCGCTGAGCTGAGCAAGCTCAACGTGTCGATGACCCCGACCAACATTGACGTGATTAGCGAGGGTCTGACACCGTCTGGTAAGCAGGCGCTGCTCACTCTCCGCTTCACTTGGACGCTCACCGACGGCGACAGTGGCGAGACTATCTCGTTCCAGTCCATCGGTACGGGGGCGGACAGCGGCGACAAGGCTGCGTATAAGGCAGCTACCGGCGCACTCAAGTACGCTCTGCTCACAGGGTTCCTGATCCCAACAGGCGATGACCCAGAGGCAGACGGCAAGACGGATGACGAGATCATTGCTGCTAAGGCTAAGGATCTCTTCAACGGG